TGCGTATGGGGAAACCCATACAAGCGGTGCGCCATGCACCAAGTGCGGCGAGGATATCGACCCGCCCAAGCGCGTACTGCTCGGGTACAAAGTTTGCCTAGACTGTGGCGACAGTACCGCCAAGACAGAACGGTCTACGTGGACAATCGTACCCACACCCAAGGGTCACTATACACGTATCACCCGCAAGAGCGACCTACTCGCTCTCAATCAAAAGCCAAGATGAACCGTATGGGGAAACCCATACACAAAAGGAGAACTAAAATGAACGATCTTTCAACAGGCATGACCTTTGCCGAATTAGACACAGATGCCGTTGCATCTATATCGTCAAGCGCGATGCTCGTAGACCTCACAGTCACGCAGTCACGCATGCGGAAGAATGACCCTGATGCCGCTGCTCGGTTGGCGGCTATGTCGGGCGCAGACAGTGAGGCGTTCACGGCGATAAAATCTCTGTTCGGCAAGAAGTGCCAAGAGTTAGAAGCGGTCAAGAAACAAGTGACCAAGGTTCGTAACACTCACAAGAACCTGACGCTGCCGTGGAAAGACGGCGGTGGTCGGCTGCTCACAACGGCTATGTCGTTCAACTATCACAAATCAGTGACTACCGAGATTGCCAAGGGTGAAGCGTTGGTCGCTGAATTGGTGGACGCATACGAGGACCGTAAAGAAGAAGCTAAGATGGCCCTTGGCCCTGACTACAATGAGAACGACTATCCGAGCATTGATAAGTTCGCGTCCAAGTTCTCATTCAGTCTTGACGTGGAACCGCTACCCACAAGTGGTGACTTCCGCATCGACATACAGAACACAGGTATAGCCGATATCGCAGAACAGTATCAGTCTAAGTTCAACGACAGATACGCTGCGGCTATGCAGGACGTGTGGAACCGCGCCCACAAGGTATGTCAGAACATGAGCGACAAGCTGGATTATTTCGCAGACGAGGACAAGAAGATATTCCGCGATACACTTGTGAGTAACGTCACAGATATTGTGGGCATGATGCGAGGCTTCAACATTACTAACGACCCCACGATGACGGCGGCTGCTAATCATCTGGAAGAAGCAATGCGGGTGGTGACACCCGATGCACTGCGCGAGAACGCTGACCTTCGCGCAGAAACTAAGCGTTCAGTTGACGAGGTTATCAAGACACTCCCGTCACTGGATTTGTTCTAATCAAACCGTATGGGTTTCCCCATACACAAACGGAGAACTAAAATGAGAACGAGAAATCAAAACGTACCAACCGCCAAAGCTGGCAAAGCGTGGACTGCTTCTGACGAAGAAACAATAGCGGTTATGGTGGACGCAGGGTTCACAGAAGCCGAGATTGGTGAGGAACTAGGACGGTCTGAAAAATCTATACAAGTTCGCAAGGTTCGTATTCGTGCAAGAGCGGGTAAGATAAGAGCATACAACAAGGCCACAGATGTAGCGATTAACGAGGCAATAAATATGACCGAAGAAGAACTAGAGTTTGTGCGTAAGCATGAGCAACAGTGGGCCGATTGGAAAAGCGGTGCGGTTCCTAAACCTGCCAATCCATACCTGCCCCGATCTCTGGACATGGCTAACATGGATCAGTTCATGAGTGATGAGGATAGTGAGGTTTCCCCGGAGAACAACAAAAAGACTTCCCCCGGGGAAATCTCACTACGCATACCACACACATACTTCTACACCTGTGTGTACGTAGTCGCGCTATCCTTGGCCTTCTATCTTGGAAGCATCTACTAATGAAAAACTGGCTTATAGAATTTGTGCAAGACTTGGTTGGGGCGGTATGTATTGTCGCCCTGCCGTTCATCCTGTTGTTCTTGGCCTATGGCTTTGAACTATACTAATCAATCAAACCGTATGGGTTTCCCCATACAGAAAGAGATACTAAAATGGCTATGATTACCAATGGAATGTATTCCCTCGACCTCGACCAAGCTGTAGACCTGATCGCCGCTGTAGGACACAAGCGTATGATCTTGCTTGAAGGTGACATGGGTAACGGGAAAACATCCACTCTTAAAACACTCAAGAAAAAGTTCCCGACACACAAGGCTATCCTGTTCAATTGCCCTGACAAAGATGTGCAAGACTTACAATGCCCGTCCTTTCAGACAATGGATGAACATGGGTTTGTTCGGTTCGTACCTAACGAAGAACTAGGTCTGCATCTTGATGGCCCCGTTATCATCTGCATTGATGAGATCGGTAAAGCCCTCGACGGTGTGGCCCGAGCGTTACGTGCGTTCTGGTTGGAGCGGCGCTTAGGTGGTTACGACCTACACCCTGACAGCATTATCTATGCGACCACTAACTTTGGTGCTGAGGGTTTGGGTGACTTCCTTGAGAGCCATCAGATGAACGCGCTGACGTGGATCGAATTGAAGAAGTGGACTAACTTGCAATGGATCGAATGGGGTATAAACAATGGCATCGACCACGGTGTGTTGGGCGCAGCCAAGGATAACCCACAGTGGTTCCACAGTTTCCGCGATGTTCCTAACCCAGAAGATAACCCGCATATCTTTCACCCGAAAGAGTATCGCAAGGGTTTCGTTACACCTAGATCGTTGGAGACTGCATCAGACATGGCGAAGGTACGTCACCTGATGGACGATCAAACATTCACTGCTTCATTGATAGGTTCTATCGGTATGCGTACCGCTATGGATTTGGCTACGCATCTCAAGTTGGCGGATCAGCTTCCAACCTTGGACAGCATTAAGACCGATCCGAAGAACGCTATCGTACCCACAAGCGCAGCAGCTAAATGTATGATCGTGTTTCGGACGCTCGCCGTAATTGAGAAAGAGTGGATCAATAACTGGATGGATTATCTGGTTCGCCTTGATCGTGAAGCCCAAGGCATGTTTGCCAATGGGGTTCGTGCGCCGAAGTACAGCAAGCAAGCGATGGTTATGACCAACCGTAAATTCACCGAGTGGGCAGTGGCTAACAACTACATGTTCCACGGCGACAAAGTGTAAGGGGAACCCCACACATGAGAGCGAGTGATTACAGAAAGAAGGTGCGACAGCAGCGTAGGGCTAAGTTTATGCGGAACCGCAAATCTATGCTCAACGTCTACGCCCAAGACTTGATGGGGTGGGAACCAAATGACAGGGGCATACGTTGCCCCGAGTGCAGACCCACCGCTTCACACATGGTCAACCCTCACTGTCACCTATGCGGTGGTGCAGGGGAGACTGACATCAACGTGGCTAGAGGCCACATACTAGGAGAGGAGTAACTAAAATGAGGAACAGAGCGTGGAGAAGGGCGCAGCAGAAACGCCTTATCAATAGGTCGTTGAAGGTGCGTGTGTTGCTTGGTTTTCGTAGCTACATCGAAAACGAGTACGCGGAACCCACAAAAGAAGAGTTTTATATAACCGCCAAGAAACGCGCTAACGATCTGGCGCAATGCTCTTGTGAAATGTGTTCGGGACATAAGCGCGGCCCGTTTGCAGTACCAACCCACGCGCAAATGAAACATGACGCTTCAATGCGTCAACAGTTGGAGGAACTGGAATGTTTGGACTAATACTAACCGAGGAGCAGCGCATTGAAAAAGCTGTTGTCTCTATCATGGCGCACCCCAAGTGGTGTGCCTACGCAGGGATGTTGATGCTTGGTACTCGCACCGTAAGCGATGATAACGAGCGTTATCCCACCGCGTGTACCAATGGACGTGACGAGTGGTACGGACGTAAGTTCGTTGCATCACTCACTGATGCCGAGTTGAGGTTCCTCATACTACATGAGGTATGTCACAAGATGTTTAGGCATCTCATTACGTGGGCTATCATCCACAAGATCAACGCTAAGAAAGCTAACTTGGCGTGTGACTTTGTTATCAACGTGTTGTTGGTTGATGCTGACGATGGTGAAGGCTTCATCACTATGACAGGTGCGCTGACCACAGGTTGCTTCAACGTCAAGTATCGTAACTGGGACAGTGGGCAGGTGTTCGATGATCTGCCCGATCCAATAAAGCGTGACCCCGAAGATGGTGACGGTGACGGTGGTATGGGGAAACCCATACAAGGCGATGGTGATGCTGACGATGATGATGCAGGCGGAAGCGGCAAGAACGATCAACCATATGACGGTACATATCCAGTAGATGATGACCCGTCGTTTGACGATCACGATTGGGATGGGGCCGAGGACATGACCCCAGACGAGGAACGTGAGTTGGCGCGGGAGATTGATGAGGCTGTTCGATCTGGCACATTGGCTGCGGGTAAGATGGGTAACGGTGCGGATCGTACCATGACTGATCTGTTGCAGCCGCAAGTCACGTACACAGATCACATGGCAGAATTTTTTACCTCTCATGTTCGGGGTAAAGACTTCGGGAGCTTCAAACGTCCGAACAGGCGTTACCTGAGTGCTGGTCTGTATATGCCTAGTCTTATGTCTAACGCGATCGGGCCTGTATGTCTCGCTATGGATATGTCTGGTTCTATCGGACAGACAGAGCAGACCATAATGCTGACCGAGTGCGCTCACATCATATCCACACTCAAGCCAGAGTGTGTCCACATTCTGTATTGGGATACTAAAGTTGTTCGTGCAGAGAAGTACGAGCGTGATGAGTTGGATAAGATGATAAAATCTACCAAGCCCGCAGGAGGCGGCGGTACAGACGTTAGGTGTGTACCAGCGTATCTTAAAGAGCATCGTATCAAACCAGAAGCAACCGTTGTTCTTACTGACGGTCACTTGTGGGGCGGGTGCGGTGAGTGGGATCATCCTACCTTGTGGGTAACACTCGACCACGCAGGTTGGGAAGCCGATGTCGGCAAGACCGTACACGTAAGAGCGCGTGACATGTAATCAAAAGTGTATGGGGAAACCCATACACAAACCGAAAGGGACTAGGCATATGACTACCATTAATCATGAGATTAATGAAATGATCCAAACAGAGGAAGATATCTACAACGTCATCGTAGACCTCAAGGCTCTGTTGGAACACTACGTATCAGGTCGCACAGGCAACAGTTCAACACGAACACAAGCGTTAGTGACCATCAAAGAAGCGAACCGACTTCTACAAAAACTCAAAGAGTAAAGGAGAACTGAAATGGCTGATATAACTGAGATAGACGAATGGCGTGAATGGTTAAAACCTGTGGATCGAAAGTGTCCATCTAAAGGCGTCACCATAACGCACAACGTGCAGGATCAAGTCCAAGACAAAGAATGGACTATCGTGGCAGATGGGTTTGCAGACGGTGAACTGTCCCTATGGGATTTGAAGATAGGTCAACGATCCGTACCCGAGAACGAAGATCATACGGGTATCTGGATCACTGACCTACGCCCAGAACACGCAGTGCAACTAAGGGATATGCTGAACAGCTACCTAAAGATAGCAGGGAGAAACTGAAATGAACGTCTCTAAAGACGGTTCGATCAGGGTGCGGAACAGGCAAACCGCATCCGTCAAAAGCAGAACGGCAAAGGTAACGACAAGTACCGCGCCGTGGGACAAGTCCGAGGAAGCTGAGTTCACGGCTGCGTGGGACAGGCATAGGCAACGGTTCAATCCGTTCATTGCTTGTCCTGAGTGCGAAGGCTCTGACTATGTAGGTCGAGTGGAACAAGAGAAGTACGAACTAATGAGTAGCGGTATCTACGAACCTGTTGGTGTGTGGAAAGACTGCGATAATTGTAATGGCTTGGGGGAGATACAGGCCGATGAGAATATGGAGAACTAAGATGCCACTATTATTTACTAACCACTTATGTTTCGCAGACGTGGAAGCAGCATACAACAATACCCCTGTGATACGCAGTAAGTTCGGTAAAGCAAACGACATACGCCCTATCGGTGACAGACGCCGCAAGCATGAGCGTATCCACAAGATTAACGGTAATTGCTACGCAATCATGCAGGGGTATGGGTATGGTGATCCTGTGTTCCACGGGTGGTTCGGGGGTGACAGAATAAATGTTACACCCGCTATAACTGAGCAGTATGCACCGTTAGTGTGGCGCAGACACAAGGATGGTACTGATACAGTTAAGATAGCTAACGGCTCTGGCCCACATGGACATCACAATTCTGTGTACGATACACTTCACCGTCACCTGCCGAGGCCGCTACGGTTCGTCAACAAGAATGGTAAACACTTCATTCGTATTGGTGGCTCAACGTGGGGTCAACAACATGGTGAGGACTACTACCTAGCTAAACGTACTACTGTCCCCGCGTCCGTCAAGAAACATTGGGAGACATATTACAATAAAACACAATCGCAGCAGGTGTGGGTGCTAGAACGCCAAGGATGGATGACCGCCAAGGATGATGGTGCTGCGTTGGTGTTCCGTAGGATCGGGGAAGAAGCATGGGTGCATGACAGTGGTGGTTTACCGTTGCCCCCTGCGCCGAGAGTGAACAAGGAACTGAAAGACAAATACAAAACACACATGAACGAGTTCTATGATTGGGGTATCACTATGACCCCTCTTCTTCCACTAGAGACAGGCACATACAACTATGGTGAACGGGGCAAGCTAGATAAATACAAACAAGAACATTACGGCAATTCTAAGAGACGTGCGTTATGGTTGCGTGATGTGTTGAAAGACCCCGAGCATCCCATGCGTGTGTCAGCGTGGGTCGATTTCACTACATCGTTTATAGAGAACAGTGGGTGGTATGAACGAGCCACTATCAAGGAACTTATGCAAGAAGGGAATATGTCTGAAGTAAGAAGTAAGTTCAATTCGTGGGTCAACAAGACCGCGAAGTTTATGAAATGATAAAACTGTATGGGTTTCCCCATACGCAAAAGGAGAACTAAAATGCAAGTATCAACAGTTAAAGAAGCTATGAAGATGGCACAAGCGTCTAGCACACGATTACAGGGACATATTGTGCCTTGGATTGCAGAGTTAGAGAGTGCCTTGCCGATCAAGACAATAGTACGCACTGGCAATAGTGCATGGGTGTACTATGATGATAACCCGTATTGCTGCGCTTGGGTTGGCTATGGTGACTTTCGTGTGGGTGGTAAGGGTACTAAAACATACACAGTTGCTAGTCGCTTGATCGCTAATTGCAAGTACAACGACTATAGTTCACAGTATAATATGTCTATGACAACCAAGCTAGATACAGCGGTGAAGAACGCCAAGCGGTATATCTCACCGCTCAACGTGGCAGACATGGCAAAACTATCTTGCAAGGATGCAGCTAGAGCGTTTCGTGATGTGAGTAGTGAGGCCCACCAAGACATGCGTAGGTTGGGTAACAAACTGTTTCAGCACGATGGTAACTCTAGCAACTATTCACCTATGGAGACTGAGTTAAAAGGTCTACTCACCTTGGAGCATGACTTCCAAGACAAAGAGTTAGAGGAAGGTCTGGTTACGTACTTCGCTAAGAAAGACGAGACCAAGGTGCTAGATGATCGGTCTGATGATGGTGTGTTCATATACACTACTGTACGTATGGGTGAGCAACAGTGTGCTGTACTGCAGGTCGATGGTCTATCAAACTATCACCCTAACGTACACATGCAAGGGTGTGTGCAATGGTACACGCCGCAGACATTGCCCGATGATTTGATGGGTAAGTTCTCTATGTTGCAGCTTGTCGAGGATAAACACTATGTCGATGGGGTAGGATACAGAGTATCAGATCGCATGTGTTTTCTTGTATCATCCTGACATACTAGGGGCTGATATATGCTACCGTGTCACAATAGACCCTGATACTGATTGGCTTTGCGTGGTAAGTTTTGGTATGGGAATGGTTGACACGGTAGTAAAAGACACCTATATATCTTTTGAGGGGCTACCAGATTGGTTCCAAGGGAGGTTAGCGGTGTTGATGATGTTAGGCAACGGTGGACACATAGTCGATGTAGGTTGCCGCCTAGATGATGAAACCTTCTGGGTAGTCCAAGACCCTGACGTTTGAGAAACCACAGAGTTGTATGGGGAAACCCATACAGCTTTCGATGCCAGTTTTTACGGGAGATTATTATGGCTATGACGCCAGAGGCAAAAGTTAAGAAGCAGGTGACGCGGCAGCTAGACGCAATGGGTGCGTACTACTTCTACCCTGTTACGGGCGGGTACGGCAGAAGCGGCGTACCAGATATTGTGGGTTGTTACCAAGGATTATTCTTTGGGATTGAGTGTAAAGCGGGTAAGAATAAACCCACACCCTTGCAAGATAAAAACCTAAAAGACATACGCAAGGCAGGGGGTATGGACATGGTTATCAATGAGGACAATGTTGGTGGTGTTAGTCAGTCACTAACGGCTTGGGCGACACTCTCATATGAATAAAAATGCAGAGTTAACCCCCGCGCAGCAGTCCGAGTTAAAATTTCTTCGGCAGCAGGTTGATATGTGGCAGAATAAGACGTATGAAGTTGACCCCATGCCCAATGCCAAAGTTAATCTGTTTGCGGCACAAGAAGAACTAACACGTTATGTTAGTGAACTACGCGTATGGGGCAAGGCGATATGACTAAATGGGAGTTTAGCATGATTAACCGTGATGAGTACGAGCGCGTATGTAAAGAGAACCGCGAACTAAAAGCGGATTTACGTAATCTTATAAACCGTATCAATAAGGTAGGAGAGACCCTTGACAGCGTTGGAGCAGTGGAAACAGTTGGCGAAAGCCGAGAACAAACGGATGATTGAGTATTGCGGGGGTCGATCACTTAACTACGGCATACCGCAAGAACACACTAAAGGCAGCGGTGCGCCCCGCATGTCGGAGATAGAAAGATCGAACCCTGCGAAGGCTATACTACGTCTAGCGCAACAAGGTTTTTCTGTAGCGGAAACCGCAAGGATTACAGGATCGCCCGTAGAAATAATTATCAGTAGAGCCAGACGTTACCAGATAAAATTTAAGGAGGACCAAGATGGATAAGGCCAAGTTTGAAGCAGTCATGGAGCGTATGGCAGAAGCCGCGCCCGATCAAGCGTCACCCGAGATCATGTCGCTGATTATTGCTAACCTTGTTCTACTGTTTGAGCAGCAAGATTCGTGGCCTCATATGATGATGGCTGTAACGGCTACCCTGTCCGCAGCTATAACCGAAGAACAGGAGCAGCACATCACACGCAACGAAGAAGCAGCGGTGCGCGCTGCCGATGAATTTATGGCGGGTATCTTAAACAAGTCATAGAAAATGGTGAGGGCGGTTGTGGGTGTAGTACAACAATAAAGCAGACCGCAGGTAACTCGGTTTAAATTATTACCGCCCTCATAAAAACAATATCATAAACAAGTGAGAGAACAATGTTACACACACTAAAGATATACGTGCAGCACGTATTGGCGGGTAAGCGATGCGGATTTGGAGTTGACATAGACCAAGGGGAGCGCGTGTTTATACCGCCTAACCTTGTCAACAAGTACGAACTTGCTGAAGGCACACTTGCCCAAATGCGGGTGATACCTAACACTTCAGACATGGCTAACGCGACTAAGTATCAGGTTGTGGGTGTTATTGCTGAGAGCGTAACACATTCTGTTGATACCTATGATGACGAAGAAACCCCCCGCGTAGTGGTAGCTAAGATGGAAGATCGCATACTTAGCTTGCTATCCGAGGCAGACAATCAGTTTGCACATAGGGCTAGTGAGATAGCGTCTAAACTAGACGCAAGTAATGACGAGGTTCAGTCTGCGTTGGGCAAGCTGCACCGCGATGGAGAGATTTGGGAGGCCAAGATATCACGTCTCGGTTCCCAAAAGAAAGCGTCCTACTGCATATGGGCGTTGGATGATGACTGGTTTGTACCAGAATTTGAATGAGGAGAGAACTATGACTGTCAATAAAGAGAAGAAACGCGATAGGGTATTTAAGTTGTTAGAAAAATCCCTTGGCACTGACACAGATAAGTCTATAGCCAAAAAAGTTGGGTGTAGCGTGGCATACGTAAGCAAGTTGCGTAAGTATGATTTCTGGAAGAAAGAGCCACTACAAAAACTACCCGTATATATAACGGATGAAGTTGATCCTACAAAGATTGGTGACTTTGCCTACAATCTGACTAAGGGCGGTAAGCCACCCGAAGAAGGTACATACACACGTAGCAATGTCCTTGATACCGCCAAGCAGTACGTCACCAAAGACCGTGAAGCTACGCATGGCAATATGGAGGATAACTTCGAATCTATTGGTATGCTGTGGGAGCAGTATTTCGATTATGGTTGGTCTTTCTCGCCCACCGATGTTGCAGTGATGATGGCCTTGTTGAAGATCGCACGGCTCAAATCCAGCAAGGATAACCCTGACAACTACATAGACGCCTGTGGTTACATGGCGTGTGCGGGTGAGTTAGCACTGAAGAAAGTAACAAAGAAGTGAACCTTGTTACGTTAGACTTTGAAACCTATTACGCGCAAGACTTCTCTTTGTCGAAGATAACG